GCTAGCTGGGTTCGATATACAGCGCAGATAACTATCCCATCCATTGACGGTAAAACAATAGGTGATGGTAACTATTTTCTCCTTAACATCGGTCAATATTCTAACACCGCTACAACTGCTTATGACCTGAACATCACAGGCGTCCAGCTTGAGGTAGGCGAACAGGCGACACCTTTTGAGCATCGGTCTTATGGCGATGAACTTTTGGCTTGCATGAGATATTATCAGCAAATCGGTGGAGAACTTTCAAATGTTCTTTGCACTGGTCAATGCACATCAAGCACACTAGCGCAGTTTTTCATTCCATTTATTGTGCCAGTGCGTGCTGACCCTACCTGTTCAGTTTCAGACCAAACACATTTTAGGGTATTCAATGCGGCTGTGTCTGGCATCCCAGATACTACAAATATGACTATTGCCGCCACTAACGCCGCTTCGCACGGTGGATTTAGAATATTAACGACCGTTGGCAGTGGATTGGTTGCTGGAAATGCCACAATGCTGTCAGGTTCCGACTCAGATAATAATGCTGGAATAATTAAGATGGATGCGGAGTTATAATTATGCAAATTAGTAATGCCCAATATATTGCAGATATGGATGGCAACAACACAACCATAGTAGCAACCATCGATGGTGTTGAAGTGTTTGTGCCATTATCGCAGGGAAACCGCCACTACGCAGAAATCCTGCGCCAATTAGAAGCTGGCACGTTGACCATTGAGGATGCAGACTGATGAACGATTCAGACCTAGATTACGCGCTTTCGGGTGCTGGCATATCAAGCCCTATCTGGTTACCAGCCCTAAACGAATGGATCACGCTAATTCTTGGTGTCGGTGGTTTGATCCTGCTTGGCATCCGCATATGGAAGAATGTAAAAGCCAAAAGCGAATGACGTGGAACACGTTTTTTTATTGTTGGTCTGGCTAGGGACTGGAGATAGCAGAAAACTAGAGTCTGGCGATTTATTTTTTAGAAGCCTAACTGAATGTAATTACTTTGCGTCACAAATCACAAAGCGGTATGGCAACTACTCATACACTGATTACATCGACGCAAGGGACAGAGCCACGGCGTATTGTGTGCCGAGGTATATTAAAACTGAAACAGTGAAGGTGTATTGATGATAGGCTTGCCAGTAACTGATGCGGTAGTGATTACCTTGTTGGTCGTAATTATCGTTATGCTTCGCAAATAAAATGATTGATCCAATCTCAGCATTTGCGGCGGTTAGTGCCGCCAGCTCCGCAATATCGTCTGCGATCAAGGCTGGCAAAGACTTGTCATCGCTGTCCGGTCAGGTGTCGAAGTACGCCAAGGCCGAGGCCGAACTTAGCTTCGGCGCGAGTCGCAAGAAGAACGGCATATTCTCAAAATTAACAGGTGCAGAACAGGCTGGCATTGACGAGTTCTTCCGCAAAGAGGAACTTGACACACTGCGCGATGAGATGCGTAGTATATTTTTACTTTTTGGGAAAAAGGGTTCTTGGGAAAGACTGCAAGCCGAGATAGCCCGACAACGCGCAGAGCAGAAGAAGGCACTTGAAGAACAGGCAAAGCGTAGGGATCAAATAGCCACGGTTGCGGCGGTGATTATAATAGCTATTTTAGCTATTGGCGGGTTGACCTTGTGGGTTATGTATTTGAAGGGCGGGTAATATCTTGTCAACAACGACTGGCCTGATTGGTGAGTACATCGCCGCCGCCTCGATAATGGAAAGGGGCTGGCGGGTGTCGATGGCACAGCAGGATAAAGTTGACCTTGTGGCGTGGTATGATGATGAGTTTCTACGGGTGCAGGTCAAATCGGCGTCGTTGATAAAGGCAAGGCATCACCAGACAGCCGGATACCACTTTCAGCTTGCGTCTGGCAACGGCACATCAAAGGCAAAGACACTACCAACCGTGCAGGACTATGATATTTTACTATTGTGTGCAGTCAATGCTAGGCGTTGCGTCTCATTCGCCACGGAGCAGGTCAACCAGCAGAGCAAGCGGGTTAAGGCCAGTTACTTTGAGAAGCCAGACATTGAGGCAGATTCGTGGGACAGGGCGGTGCAGATCGTCAGAGAAAGGAACAGCAGATGAACTTGGATAAACTGAGGCAGGAGATCGCCGAAGATGAGGGGTGCAAGTACGAGATATACTTGGATCACCTCGGACTGCCAACAACCGGAATCGGTCATTTGATTGTCGAGTCAGACCCAGAACACGGCCAGCCAATCGGCACAGTGGTTGAGCAGGAGCGAGTGAACCAGCTATTCAAGCTGGATATGGCCGTGACGATTGACGAGTGCAACGCGCTTTACAGTGACTTCGATGAACTGCCGGAAGAATGCCAGCACATCATCGCAAATATGATGTTCAATATGGGTCGCCCCCGCCTGTCCAAGTTTGTCGGCATGAAGGCTGGCGTTGACGCTAGGGACTGGCAGAAGGCCGCAGACGAGATGGTTGACAGCAGGTGGTACACACAGGTGCCAAACCGCGCAAGGCGTCTGGTGGCGCGTATGAGGGGGCTGGCTGATGGCTGAGTTGACGATGGAACGGTTTTTGAAATGGAAGATACTTCCGCGACTCATGATGTTCGTCATGACGTATATGTACATCGACACACTGCGCTGGTTTATGGCTCTGCCGCCTGAGTCGATGACTTCACAGGCGACAGCCCTGACGGCCACCGTTACTGGCGCGATGACAGGCGCGTTTGCAGTCTGGCTGGGGCATGAAAAGTAATGCACCACATATGGGACATGCACAACCGCACGACAGAAGAACAGGCAAGGCGAAACAGAGAGGCTTTGAAGAATGATACAGGCACTGATCCCGATTGTGGGCGATCTGGCTGGCTCTTGGCTCAAGGGCAAGGCGGACGAGAAGAAGGCAACCAGCGAGGCGAAGGTCGCCAAGGCTAAAGCGGAAGCAGAGGTGATGAAGGTCGCCGCAACGCATGAGGCTGGCTGGGAAAAGATAATGGCGCAGGGTAGCCTGACTAGCTGGAAGGATGAATGGCTGACCGTGCTGTTCTCTGTGCCGCTTATACTTGCGTTCTGCGGAGACTGGGGGCGTCAGGTGGTGGCGGATGGGTTTGCGGCTCTGTCAACGATGCCTGAGTGGTATCAATACAGCCTCGGCCTGATTGTGTCTGCGACTTTCGCAATGCGCGGCGCGTCCAAGTTCATCGGCAAGAAATAAAAAGACCCCCACCGCTTTGAGGCAGTGGGGGCAAGTTGAGGGAGAGTCGGGCATAAAGCGGCACCGACGCGCTGTCTCATAAAATGGTGGTGGAGTGGCAGACCCCTCAGACCACCCCACCTGTCAACAGGCAGACATCCACCCATTAATCTTCGTATATGTCGTCCTCAACCTCGCCAGACCCGCCACAAACATAGCACTCTATTGTGACGCCGCGAAGGTATCCGCCGCACTGGTAATCCGCAATGGCAACCTCTGTCTCTATCTCGCCTTCACCTTGGCACTCTGGGCAATCTTTTACAAGCATGTCACTTCCCCTTTCGGGCGGCGGCCATTAAGCCACCGCCTTATGATTGTGTGTGTCCACGATTGCTTTTAACTCAACCCAAAATGCGTTGTCCTTTGCATCGACATCGTGCATTGAATAAAGTTCATTAGCGACACGATCAAGAATACCAGCAACGTAATAATCAGATAAAAAATCTTCGCCGCCTGCATCCACGCCACCTTCTTCTCTTGTGTCATAAAGATTATCCATATGACCGTTTGCCGCGCCTACTGCACCAGAGGTTGCCGCGTCAACGTAACTAAACCGTGAATCGTTGTCTGTAAGAAAAGCGTTGATTTTATTTTCTAGTGTCATTTTAAGTCTCCCTTGCTTATACACATTATATATCAACATATCGCACCGATATCAATACCCCGATGCACTATTTATTGAATAAAATAATAGGGGCGGTTCCCCGCCCTTATTTTACTGTATCTCAATAGACCGATGCACTCCGGCTGGTTTCTTGATTGCGCCACGATCAACCAGATTGTGAATGTGGTAATGAATGGTCGTGACGCCCTTGTTCATCCCCGCCGCAATCTCGCGCACTGACGGCGTGAAGCCGTATCTGCGCTGGTGTCGTTCAATCCAGCGCAACACCTCGCTCTGCGCCTTTGTGAGATTAGCCATTTGGAACCTCCTTCACCGTCAGGGTTTTCTGCCGGACAATCGACTCAGGCTTCGCGGCAACCGTCTTGGCTGGCTGTGCGCGGGTTTTACGCATCGGCCACTTGATGTAATAACGCGAGCCGTCATTAGTCACAACGCCTTCCTCATGATTGCCCAGCATCTCTTTCAGGTTTGTCTCAGCAATGTCGATCTCCTGATCCAAGGCTTTCTTTTGCGCCTTGGCGTCAATCAAAATGCCAGCCCAGTAGTCCGCGTCCGGAAC